GCGTTCTGTCTCCACTGAGCGTTAGCCTGTGCAATCACTAATGCGTTCTGTGAATTAAACTGATCACGTTGAACATCCATACCTGCATTAAACTGTTGTACTTGTGTAGCCATGTTAGCAAAGAACTGATTAGTCTGGTTCTCACTAGCTGCATTAAACTGCTTAGAAGCATTATCTGCCGCTTGGTCACTAAAGATAGCCTGTATGTTAGACTGTGCTTTAAACATAGACGTTTGTTGATTGAAGTCCATGTTCTTCATATCCATAGCTAAGAAAGCCTGTGCATTCATAACTGCTGCTTGTTGTCTGTTATTTAAGTTCTGCATGTCCATTTGTGACATAGCTGCTGCATCTGACATCATCTTAGCATTCTTAGCATTAAGATTAGTAATGTCTACTGTCTGAGCCATACGAGCGTTCTCAAGAGCTATCTGCTGTTCAGCAGTAAAGTTCATGTTAGCTACATCAGCTATCCTTGAAGCATTAGCTACTCTTGCTTGGAACTCTTGTGAAAACTCTAGGTTCAGGAACTGAGCACGTTGTTGTGCCGCGAACATTGTTGTCTGTTGTCTGTTAGATAAGTTCTGTGACTCAAACTTAGCAAACGTCTGAGCATCTGCCATAGCAATAGGTACTGCTGATTCCATAGCTGCTTGTACTAAGGCTTGACCTGCCATAGATGAAGCACCTAAACCTCTAGCTGCCATCTGTGCTGATGCATTGCGTAATGCACCTGCGGCCCATGCAGGAGGGTTAGTTCCATCAAAATCTAGCATCAACTGCCCTAGTTGACCTTTTACTGTAGCTTGTACCGATGGGTTAGCTGTGGCCGCTTGTATATCCATAGCTTCATCAACTGCTGCCATGTCTACTGCAGAACCTGAGATCATCTCTCCTGATTCTATTGTACGCTTAGCGGCAGGTGATACTACTTGTGCATTAGCTATCTGTTGAGCTTCTAATTCTTTAGCTGATAAAGTAGAAGGGTCTTTTGTTTCTGCATTAACAATAGACGATGGGTCTAACGTGCCTTGCACAGCTTCTAAATTATCTGTTACTGATGATACACCATCTGCTACCTTAGTAGGGTCTACAGAGGCTGCGTTGAAGCTCTCACCACCTGTTATCTGCGGAGCATTAGGGTCTAACTGTCCAGTACCTGCAGCAATGGTAGTTCCTTCAGCATTTGGGTCTATCTTATCGACTGCGGCAGTAGTTGCCATCTCACCTGGTTTTGTTATAGAAGCTTCCATCATGTTAGATGAAGCATTCTTAATTCTATCACTCTGTGCTTTAGCTGACTCTTGTTGAGTTGGAGGTGTTGGACCTTTTGCTATAGCCGCATCTACTGCTGCTTGCTTAGCAGGATTCAATACATCTCTGCTTCCTCTGTCTCTGATTGCTACAGCTTCTTCGTATGTGTAGTTGTATGACGTAGGCTCTTGTGCAGTTAATATAGCACCTGCAGTAGTAGGGTTATTTTCTGGCCCTTGATTAGTTGCTCCAAACAATGACGTATGCATGTCTTGACTAGGAGTTACCTGATTTCCAGGAGTATTGCGTGGAGTATCATCACCACCTACATCTATATTAGCTGAACGAGCTTGTAAGGTAGCAGGGTCTCCACCCATTATAGTAGCACCAGTATTGGTGTTAGTTATAGGAGCACCTGTGTTAGTATTAGTAATAGGCTGTGCAGTAGTAGGTCTGTTAGCCGCTTGCTTCTTACCTTCTTCTGTACCACCACCGTAAGTAATCATACCAGAACCAACTGGATTAAGTATTCTTTGCATTGAAAATGGATTATACATTCTTAGAACATCCTCTTGTGTAATTTGTTCCTATTATAGAATCTTCGGAAGTGGACTTCATTAGTGGTTCCGTATAGTTCTGTAGTTGTCTTCCTTATTGCTCTCATCATCTTACGCGTGTGACCAAAAGGGGCTATAAACTCCATACCCCATAAATCATCTGAGGTATCTTGTCTGTAATCTTCTTTGGTAGGTACATACTCATCGTTTAAGAAGAGATTAGACTTAGTAGTTGATAACCAACACCAAGTTATTAGTCCTACCACTTTATCACCTTCATAATAGAGTCTTATCTTATCATGTTCTATTGGAAGAAGGAGAAAGGTATTAACTTCACTAGGGGTGTACGTTAAGTGTGTATCCCCTAACTGCAATAAGCTTATACCGTCTACTACTGCTTTGTACTTATCTATAACCATTAGTATACCTATATATTACCGGGGGCAACCTTAAGTTAATTATACACATGTTTTACATATCTGTCAAGTACTATTTTATATTTCTTTTAACATTCTCATCATACCCTCGTATGTTACTTGATGAAAATTAGGTAAACTTATTATAAGTTGGGGACTTTCCCCATTGAGAGGGTCTACATGGTAGAAGTTAATGTTTGGGTATTCTTTTATAATCCATTCAAACTGTATTTGCCAGTCAGTACTGTCAGGTGCTATCATACTCTCACCNGTGTAGTATAGTTTACCAGAGTATAGGTTATTGACNTTACCATCAATACCAAAAAAGTCCATACCAACTAAGAATATACTGTTTGACTTAAGTTTACTAGCAGCTATNTATGTACCTGTTGCTCCNGATGAGTACTTATTCTTGGATTTGTAATGGCATCTAAGGTTAGGGTACTTNTTAAGTATGTGTTTAGTTATNTCGTCATCTGATGTTACTAGTATGTCTGGTTCAAACTCATCTCTAAAAAACCAATTACAAGCTATTATGTTAGCCCTTTGTATAGACTGTAGGTCTTTGCCTTTACGAGTCTTACCGTTACCTACGACTATTGAGTTGATCAAGTGTTTGCTCCCATTCTATAATAACTTCTTCAGAGAAACCCTCCGTCTCAAACCACTTTCTATCTAACAATCTAAACTTTGGTTGTGTACCACTAGATACTATTGTAGGAATCTTTTGGTTGTAGTATAGAGAACACGCTATCCTGTGAGCACCTCCGTTGATTGTTTTTACGGAGTTAGAATGTATAGGGTATTCTTTATTGTAACCTTCTACTTTAAAACTTTCAATCAATAAGTCAAAACTATCAATATAATCTTGTATACTATTCTTTGGAGTTTGATCTATAATATACCTATCAGTAGGCTCTACTCCTCGCGTCTGCCTATATATACATTTCTTATATATATCTTTGTAGTACTCGTGATTCTTGTTCTCAACTTTAGACTTCACATATAAGTATTTACACATGAAGTCTAATCTATCAGAGTCTACAAAGTATAAAGGTTCTACCTTAACCATATACCCTTACTTTTTCATATTCAAAAGCAGACGTTAAGTTTGGGGTTGTACCATCGTTCACAAATTCAGAACTTAGTAAAGGTACTCCTTCAACGATAGGGTCTGGCTGTCCTTCAAAAGTTTCAGATGGGTCAATCATCTCAAAATCAGGGTCTAATGCCCTATCACTTATAGTCATTATTTCTTTAGTCACGTATTGTGTATCTCCTAACATAAGCTTTTCTTTGTTAGCTTTAACTAGGTTTTCTATCTCTGCATTTGTACTACATAGAACTGGTTCATTACTATTCAAATAAACTGAATAACAAAGGTAATCACCTTCTGATAACTCTACCATTTCTTCGTGAGTTAATTTACCAGATATCATTTGGTAAGACCCATCTTGATTGACCTGTACCTTTTTTACCTTCACCAATTTATCGTGAGATTTGTCTAGACTTGAGATGTTGTCTAAAACAGCTTGTTTAGCCTCTTCAAATGTATCGTAGTCTTGTTCAGCAGTTCCAGCAAAGTAAGTTACTATTGTTTCGTTTTCAATTATTTCCATTTTATACCCACTTACCTTCTGGGCATTCTTGCCCTTTGAGTTTGGTTTTAAAAGGCATAAAGCAACCACATTTAGTGCAAGTTCTAAATTTATAGAACGGACATTCTTTGCAGATAGCTAGCCTTTCATTTGATTCTTCTTTAGATATTAACATTACACACTTCCATAAACAATACCATTATTTGTATAAGTGTATGAGTACCCAGTGTCAATAGCGTCACCACCTGTGCCGCCGCCGCTTTCACCTGCTTGACCCCAACCGCCACCGCCGTTAGATCCAGCCCCGTTAGCATTAGAGCTTGCACTTAACACAGAACCGCCTGTTGCACCCCGCTTTGTTGCAGAACCTGACAGGTTTACACCACCACAACCGCCGCCATAGAATGAACCACAAGAGGCACAGCCACCGCTACCCCATACAGACCCAGAAACACCCTGACCCCCTTGAGGGCCGCCAACACCGTTACCTGAGTAACCAAAGGTAGCACAACAACCACTAGCAGAACCGTTTGTTCTGTTTAGGCCACCATAACACAAGTAACCTGTTCCTGCACTGGTAGAAGTACTGCTGCTGTTTAGAGTAGACTGTCCTGCACCGCCGCCGCCGCCAGACCCACTTCCGCCCCCACCTGCTCCGGCTATAAAAGCCCCTGAGTTGTTTTGGATTGTTGTACCTGTTACAGTAATCTTTATAGCATCACCACCGTTAGAGTTTGCACCTCCACCTTTACCCGCTATTTTACCATTGTTTATGACAGTCGAACCGGCCACATCTACTGTTAAAGAAGGCGAACTTGTATCATTAGAATGTATAGAACCAGAAGACGCTATAGTCATTATTACTGGAACAGTTCCGTCCCACCCTGCCGCAGAGGCCAGTGTGCTCATGCTTTGTGGTGTTGTTGCGTTTCCTGAGTAAGTAAAAGGGAAAGCACTTTGAGCACCATACCATTCATTCATACGCATTTGAGAGGAAGAACCTTTATCAAGCAAACCACGTATATCACTGTCATTAAAAGAACACATAGTCCCAGATGTACCTCCAACTTCAATATGAAGATCATTCAGAGATATTTGACCACTGCTTGTTACTGGCATAATTACTTACCTTTCAATGTTTCGATTTCAGCTTTCAATTCTTTGATTGCTTCAATCATTAATCCATGAAGTTGATCATACTGCACTGTCTTGTATTCAGTCTTATCATCTTCACCCATCTTGAGTGGCAATGTGCTTTCAGTAATTGCACTTGGCATTACCTTCTCGACTTCTTGTGCAATAACACCAGCAGACTTTTTGCCATCAGCTAAGTATTCAAATGTGTAACCATTTAACTGAGATACTTTATCCAAAGCATTGTCTATCTTAACGATGTCTTTCTTTAAACGTTCATCTGATATTGTTGTAGAGTAAGCAATGACATTGCCTTCAACGTGTAAGTCACCATCGTTTTCAAGGCGCATGTCGGTAGCGCCATCTAAAATGAAGTTAATCTGCGTAGTCTCGACACCAATAAAGTCGTTAGTGTTGCGACCCATATACCAAACTTCACCACGACAGTCACCGCCGTTGATTGTGCCTGTTACTGTGACACCGCTTGATGTCGTTTCAAATTTCTTGGAGTTGTCGTAGTAAAGTTCTACTGCACCATTGGGGGTAGCTTTAATCATATTTTCAGATGATGTTTTAATCTGGATTGGATGGTTATTTGCAGCAATAATTTGGTTAAAACCGCTACCATCATGAAAAAGCTGGAAATCATCACTAGCACCAAGCTTTACTGCTTTTGTGTCACCAAGACTAATTTCGTTATTAAAAACTGCAGTACCATCATCAGACATATTAAGTTGAAGAGCAGTAATCTCTGAGCCGCCATCGTTACCTTTAAAAAGTATGTCAGCATTTGAAATAGTAGAATGAATATTTAAGTTGTTACTACTAAGGTTTAACTTCCCATACTCAGACCCACCATTTTTAAGACGTATGTCTCCACCACCTGCATCAAGAGTCATATCTCCTGCAACGTCTAACGTAAAGTTACTTGCGTGAGAAATATTCCCTGTCATTGTACCGCCAGATAGGGGTAATTTACTCGCTAGGTTAGTTGTCATACTTCCTGCGAAATTAGCATCATCACCTAAAGAAGCCGCTATTTCATTTAACGTATCTAAAGTTGTTGGAGCAGAATCAATTAAGTTACCTATTGCTGTAGATATAGCTGAATTCATTTGAGTTGTTGTTGAAGCATCTGTAATACCATAGCCTGATACTGTAGTAGGCTTAGCTGATAGACTTGAGAAAGAAATTCCTAAACCTTCAACATCTGCTTTAGTTTGATCTGCGGTAGCTCCGGTTTCGATACCATCTAGTTTAGAGTGGTCGGCAGTTGTGAAGTTCTCGTCTGATATCTGTGAATCATTTGCTAGTTTAACCCATGAACCACCGTGAGCAAAGTAACCTGCACCTGTACCGTGTACGTGAGCAAACATACCGTGATATGTTGTAGCACTTGGTAAGTCACCTTCTGTTGCATACATGTTAGCAAATAACATTTTACCTGTTGTGGTAATGTTATTAGAGCCCATATTTAAAGCACCAGTCATTGTTCCACCTGCTAATGGTAGTTTAGTACCTAGCTGTGTTTGTATGTTAGAAGTAACACCATCTACATAGTTAAGCTCAGCAGTAGAGGCTGTTACACCATCTAGCTTGTTTATTTCAGCAGCAGAAGAAGTAATACCTGTACCACCTAAGTTAATTGACTCAACGTATGCTACATCAAATGAAGCAGTTGATTTACCTAGATCGTAAGTAGCGTCTGTCTTAGGGTAGAATGAACTACCGTCTCCTAAAAACTCTTGTGTAGGGCCGACTACTACAATGGCTCCACCCTCTGCAGTTGTGCCATCATGGGAGTGCCCAGATGTTCCAAATGCTGTTGCTATAGCATCAAACTCACCGTCCAAGTCAGCAGCGTCAATCACGTTACCGTTAGCTATGTTGTTAGATGTATCGTTACGTGTATAACCTGTTCCCATGTCTATTTCCTATCGTTGTTTGAGTATTCAAGTAGAACTGTATCTACTATAAAAGGTGGGTTAATTGCATTAAATTCGTATTGTAATGAAATTGTAAAGAATGAGCCAGTTGTATTTGTTTCTATTACTGTCTCAGGGTTGCCTCCATATTCATCTGTACCCAGTACAGCTTCACCAAATATAGAGAATGATCCACCACCATTTAATGATGAAACAGAAGGCTGTATAACGCCAGGCCTCTGGAAGTCATACTTGAATGTTAAGATACCTTCTACAGAACCTTCTGGGTCATAGAATGAAGTAGCCTTATACATTGTTTTTCTTACTCTAGGGTCATTAATTGCCATGAAAGGTGTGAAGAGAGAAGAAGGTATAACACTGCCGTCAAAAGTAGAACCTATATCTAGTTTATAAACATAACCTGTCTCACCTACAATTAATGATACGTCTTCTCGACCTGTATTAATTGAAGTAGCACGGTATGCTTTAATACCTTCAGTTTCAGACCATGCAAAACTATTAGCATCTTGGTCAGCAAACTGTGTGCCTATAAATCCTTTAGCATTAGCCTCTGTCTGACCTGCTACAAAACCCATAATACGGTATTGTGATTTACCTCTTATAGTTAAAGACACAACGTCTGTATAGTCTGTACGGAATTGAGTAACTTGATCTTGTATGTTACGAGAAGCCAATGATAAATTAAAGTCACCAATACGTGTAGTAGCACCTAAGAACCTTAAACCATCAGGCCCCATAAACATAATATCACCACCAACTTCTTGAATAGTGTCTGGCTCTGAACAACCTATATCTTCTACTATTTCTTGTAATTGAAATGAGGCTGCACTAGTACCTGTTAACTGGTGTATACTTGAGTTAGTGAAAATGATTAGTTTATCACGAAATGTTACTAACCCTGTGATACGAGACTGTAGCCTTACATTACCTGCACCATTTCCTGTATTAAAGTCATTCTGTGTAAACGGGGCTGTAAAACTTAATAAAGAACCTTTAGCAAAGAATAAATGATCATGGAATTGAGATATAACCTCTGCACCTTCTACATCAGTAGAACCGTCTATTATATTTACAGGTTCATTCGTGTTCCAAGTAATAGGGTAGTTAGACCCGTCAACCATCACAACGCGTTCAATACCATCAAAGTTAAAGTTTTGAAATCTAGCTTTAGAACCACCTGTCTGAGAACGACCTATAAAAGTCAATATGGCATTGTCAGCAGGGGTGCTAGCCAATGCAGGGTAGATGCTTATCGTAGAGTGTCCTGAGGACACTGTAGGGGTTGCTAGAACAGTGTATACCTTTTCTGTACCTGCAATACTAAAGGTATCACCAATACGGGGTGCAATATTGTCAACAGCTATACCGTCTACTTCTAAGGTAGAGCCTGTTTGACCTGAGTGTTTAACCCTTACTGTACCATAACCTGGGGCACTTACATTTGTGTAACCACCACCTGATGTAGTGGATAGACTACCATCGCGTAGAACTAATGCTACATTTGAGTTAGTAGTTGAATCAGAAAACCAGTGCAAGCCTTCTGTTTTATTTACTCTGTTAGTGAAGACAACTGCTGCTTTATCCATAGGGCTTCCAGATAATGCAGGGCTTATAGTTAAAACAGTTTCTTTATTAGAGAAAGACCAAGAACTTGACGCTACAGTGTAAGTACCTGAGATACCGTTTACTTCGAACAAAGCTCCATCTTCTATTTGTAGAAAGATATTAGCAATAGTAAGTGTAGTGCCTGTCTGTGAGCTTCCTTGGACTACTGGATAACCATATGAAGGTATGGCATTGCTGTCATACTTAGCGTAACCATTAATACGACGATAACCACCCTTAACAGATGGTTCAAAGTTAGTTAGCTTTCTAGCAGAACCAGGAGCTTTAACCCCTTGTTGCAGCCTAGACATATTGCTAATTAGTCCACCTTTAAGCTCTAGTGGAAATGATTCCCAACCTGTAGCCATCAGTAATGTACCCTATTGTCATATATGTATTCAAACCTATTAATCCAAATACTTCTCATGTTCTTAACACCTTCATTAAATTTACCTAAAGACATCTGAGCTGACTGGTTATCATTACGGAATATCTGAACGTAATACATAGCACCATCAATTATGATGTGCCTGTAAGCCTCTGGAACAGAAGGTACGTCTGAATGTAGGATAAGGTCTACTGGTAAAGTATACATTTCAAATAGAATCTCATACCCTTTATCAGGAGAAGGGTAAACTATATACTGATTTCCTGGTGCTTTAATTATGTGTGTAGGTAGAGTTCTAGTATCAGGACTGTCGTTGTACTCTAAATCTACATATTTAGCTAAGTACTCTTCGTAATCCATCTTCTTCAACATTGAAGTAACATTACCTAGTGTATCATCCCTTTTAATACGAAATGTATTAAAGTCCATAGTCTTACAGTTGTAAGGCATAGCATAACGCATTGTACCAGGGGTTAGAGTTTCTTCATGCTCTATGAAGTTAAAAGGCCATTGAAAGGTTTCTTGATTCAATAGTCTAATAGAGGAGTTGATAGCATCTTTAGCTGTATTGTAGTAACCTGTAGAATTTGCAAAGTTAGAACTGTCTAACTCTGTTTCATTTACTCTACGGTTTAAATCGTTTACTAATTCTAAATAGTTGTAAGCCATATTATCTTTCCTTTACTGGAAGTTGGACAACTCTTTCAGCCATTAAATGAGTATCGTATGTTATAGTACATGTTACTTTGTACTTTGTATTATTTAATCCTGCACCAAAACGGGCTGTAGCCACTGTATTAGTGCTTACTTGGGAGAACAATGTTAAACCTTGAACAGTGTCTGATTGACTTACTGCAGTTTTTACACCTGCCTCGTCTTCGATATGCCATTGTACTGATTGTATTACTGAACTCTCTAGGAATCTTGACCAGTCTACTGAGTAATCTAGTATTTCACTTGGGTCTTTGATAGGCCATTTCATTATGCGGCTCTCCCTACTATTGCTGTTCTTGACTCAGAAGGCACTAACAGTGTTTTATTTGTATCCTGTTTAATAGGTTTCAAATCTATTAGAACAGGTCTTGGTATTAATAGGCATTGAGTTTCTATATCTGTTGCATTAAGGAATAATGCCTGTGATATTGTAGGTTCTGATACTTCACTATTTATTTCTAAATCAACAGCGTCATTATTATGAAACTGAACTATATTTGGTGTACCTACTAAAGTAGATGACGAAGGATCACCTGCGTCAAAGATGTTGAGCTCGTCTATATCTGGGTTAGTTATCTCAGAAGTAGTCCCTATAGCTACTGATACTAGTGTATTGTTTTGCGCTATAACAGGGCTAGATGGTATCTCAGTAGTGTTTGAGATGCTATTGGCTAATAAGTGTACTGCTACAACAGCTACTGGTGTTCCAGCCTCTGTGCTTGCCTCAGTGTCACTAGAAGTAATAGAGTGGAACTGACCTAGTGTGCTTGAAGTAACAAGACTAATAGAATTATTGTCTATAGCATTGAACTCATGGTCTTGATCAATGGTAGACGATGAAGTAGCTGTGTCTGCTTCTACGCTAACATTAAAAAATGAATGTGATTCGTTGACGGTTTGTGAAGTTAACTCTGCGTCTGACTCTACATTATCTGCTAACAATGAATGAGCTTGACCTACTGCTACCATAGTCAAGGTTGTTGCAGAGCTTACATCAGTAGCATCTAATATGTTTAGTTCATCTATACCTGGATTAGTTATCTCTGAGTTAGAGTTTAAATCTACAGATATTAGAGAATAGTTCTGATTAAGTGTGTTAGAAGTTGTTTCCGTAGCACTTTGGATATCATTGGCGTTTAACACCTGCCCCAAAGAAGGTTGGCTGACCTCAACCTCAGAACGTACATGACCTCCATACTGCTCCTGTCCATAAACAGCAGTGTTGTATAAAGCGTATCCACTTGCTCTTAAATTATGATCAGCCATCTTTAGTAACGCCTACTAAGCGTCACGGATAGTGATAGAAACTGCGTCTAATGAGAAAGTGTTACCAGTAGTAACAGCTTGTGAAGCACTCAAAGAACCAGTTGCATATAGTGTGTTTGAGCCGTTAGTTAATGCCCAAAAAGCTGCAGTACCTGTGCCTGTTACAGTACCTGCAGTAATAGCAGGAACGATTACACGTCGACCATCAGTTGCACCGTTAGTTGGAGCACCTGTGTTAACTGTATCGTTACCAAGAGTTAATGTTGAAGTTGCTTGTGCATAAGTAGTTGGCTCACTTGAACAGATATCTAAACGAGTACCGTTAGTATCTACTATTGTAAGTCCACCGTCAAACACTGCATCAGCGATAAAAGCCATAATGTCAATCCCTTCGTAATGGTTTTAAAAGTAAATAGAGAGCCCCAGAATTGGGACTCCCTGTATTCGTTTAGTTTATGCTAAGTTGTATTTAGCAGTTACTAATGCTTCTGGGCGTAGAATCTTACGTCCGTATAAGTGCATACCACGACAGATATCAGCGAATGAATCTGGGTCACGGTAAGTTTCAGTCTTGTTGATTTGCTCAGCAGTTGCTACAGCAGAATCGTGACCGGCAACAATAGCACCGTAGTTAGCGTTTTGGTTAGCAGTTCCGTTAGTTGCTGGACCTGTACCTACTGATGGTAAGTTGTTAGAAACGTATACGCGGAAACCATTCCACTTATTCATTACTAAACCGTTACGCAATGCAGAACCTTCACCAAAGTCAGCGTTCAAGAAACGTGAATCTTCGTCCATTAATACTTCTAGCATTACTGGATCTATTACAATCCATCTGCCTTCTTTATCAACATTGTTTTGATCTAATAAACGACCCATACGGTTGATAAGCATTACTGGTGAAGCATATGCTGTTGGTAGAGCAGTCGCTCCTGGTAGACGTGCTGCTACTGGGATTGCGTGATCACCTGCTGAAGTTGTTGTGATGTTACCGAAGTCACCCTTTTTCAACTTCATTGATGCAAGTAGTTCGTCTGTACCTGCAGCTGCGTCAGCTACTGTACCGTTAACGATGTTGTTAACTGCGTTAGCGTTTGCATGTAAAGCAGATTGCTTATAACCTGACAAGTAACCAAGAACTTCTTGATCTAATTGGTCAGCTAAACGGAAAGCAGCACGGTTAGTTGCTAAATCCATGAAATTAACATGGCTGTGTGCTTCTTCGATATCGTCGATCTTAAATGCAAAGTAGTTTGCTTTATCTACTGTCAAAGAAAAGTCTGCGTCTGCTAAGTCTTGCGCGGCAATAGTTGTTCCACGCTTGTACTCTGATACGCTTACTTCTGGTTCTTTGATAATTTTAACTGTATCACCTTGAGAAGCTATTTCACCGAAATAGTCTGAGTTAGTGATGTCGTTACAAATGCTCTTCTTACGGAAAGCAAGTTGTACTTTCTTGGAATAGATAACTGAAGAGAAGTTACCATTTGGTAGGTTTGTATAACCTGATGCTGATGCAAAAGCCATGATTAATATCCTTTATGATGTTTGGCTAGTAATAAAGATACTTAGTTGTATCTCGGTTAAATGAACCTAAAACAATCTGGATAAGGGGCTGAGTTTTCAAGGGTGCAATCAGGTCAACTTGCCAGTCTAACTAATCGGGCCTTTATTGTCAGGTAATTCTTAGAGATTTATTAGTGTTCTATGACTCAATGTGAGTCTTTGAAGATGCCCTGTGCGACCTTGCATATCGGTCTAGTAGGGCATCAACAGTTATACCATACTTGTACTTGTCTGTCAAGTACTTAATTAAGTATGTTGGTATTAACGAGCTTTGCCTGTTACGTCATAGACGAACTTACCAGAGGCCATAGCTGCTTGTATCTTCTCGTAGTTATCTTCAAACTGTTTATCAGTCATTTTAGATACTTGAGATTCTTTAATCATTTGATTATCACCATCACTGTCTACAGCAGGTGTACCACGTTTAGATACAGTCTTAGCTGCATCCTTATTAGCTTTCTTTTTAGCTGCAGGTGTCATGTTGTTGTCTACTTTATACAAGTCAATAACTCTTACAACGCTAGCTGCATCATCTGAGTTCTCATACAAAGCATCGCGTACCCACTTGGGTTGATCTTCCACCCAGTCATGGAACTTGTCTGAGTCTCTTAACTCATCGAAATCTGAATGTGACTTACGGATAGTTGTTTCTGCTCTAGTTCTTTCAACTTCATAAGCTGCTTCATCGTACTCACGCAGTCTTTCTTCTGCTACAGCAAACTTCTCATCTGCTTTCTTAGATGCAATAGTTTCTACTATAGCTGCTACGTCTGGGTACTTCTCTGCCCATGCTTCTATGTCTTCATCTGAACTAGGAGCTCTGAGGGGAGCTGATGTATTTAATTCCATCTGCTCTTTCCATTCTTTCTCTTTATCAGCCATATGTCGACGGAGATCACCATAACGCTTCTTGAAAGACTTCTCTTCTCTACTTAAGTTCTCATCAGACTCTTCTTTTTCTTCTGACTCAACTGGTTCTCTTGTTACTTCTTCAACAGTTTCTTCTACTTCTTCAATAGCCTCTTCTACTGTTTCACCAGCATGCTCTGCTAACAGAGCTTCTAATTCTTTCTCGTCTTTCTCCATACGAGATTGTTTAACTGTGTAGTTAGTACCTCTTGACATCATTGCCGCAGTATTATCTACTTTCTTTACCATATCTTGAGCCATATTATACATCCTTTTGTTTATGTTGGGGTCAGCCGTAGCTGAGTGGCCTTAGTTATTTAGGAGTTGGCGAGGGCTGTTCACCCCCACCTTTAGTGTTGTTATTATTTCTTCTTAGGAGAAGCTAGTCCACCTCTGTTATACATATCTCTTGCATACTTAGGCTTAGACACTTTAGGGCTAGCTTTTGTTTTAACTGTTCTAGCTTTAGGCTTAGCTGCAGCTTTAGAACTGTTAGTACGTCCTGCTCTTGCATCGTCTGTTGTATCTCTTGCATACACAGGTTTTTTAACAAAAGAAGTTGTTTTACCTGCAGGTTTGTTTGAGCTCATGCTAGGTCTTGCATATACTGGAGCTTTTGATTTACCTTTAGTACGTCCCGCTCTTGCATCATCTGTGTTGTCTCTAGCAGAAGTAGCTGAACGAGTTCTAGCCATTCTACGATCATCTAAACCTTTAGGGGTTGGTGTTGATGTTTTGTTACCTCTAGCAAATACTCGACCATCACCTGATTCCGTGTTAGTCGCCATACGGTTTCCACCCTTCATCATCTCAGTCATACCGTAAGTACCCATAGCCATCTTAGTTAGAGTTGTAGTCGAGTCAAAGAACCCACCTAACTTCAAAGTGTTAGACTTAGCGTATCCACTTGCAGCTTCACGTAATTTAGCAGCTTGATCTGTGTAACCATGTGATTCTAGTACAGCCGCGTTAGCTAATACTTCAGCATGTTTCTGTGTTTTGAATATCTTACCGAAGATACCGTTGTCGAAGAATCCAGATACTGCACCTGCAGCTTTTTCTAAGAAGCTTTGCTCTTCATCTGTCTCACCCATGTTAAGGGTATCTAATGATTGCTCCATAAGTACAGCAGGGTCTGTGTAGTCATACTTCTTCATCCATGCTTCTGGGTCTACTTGTGGTGGCTTTCTATCACTCTTACCTGTAATAGGTACACAAGAGTTAGTAACTGGGTCTAGTGTGTAACCTTCTGGACAAGTAACTGGACCAGTATCTACAGGAGCCGTTGAAACTGGAGCAACAGGAGTTACTGGGCTTCCTGGAACTGTAGGAGCTGAACCTGTACTACCTGACTCTACAGAGAATCCTGGGGTATACGTGTAAGGGTTGTAGTTACCTGTTGTACCTGTTGAGTTTAGATTAGTAGTACCACCTTCGTTAAACTTACGAGGTCCTGCTTTTCCTTCTATTTCTGGCCCTACATTGTCGTCTTGCATGTAGATACCTTTTGCTTTTAATAAGTTAGATACGGAAGGGTCAGACTTAGCAGCTGCCTTTACACGATCTATAATGCTATTTACATCTGAGTCTTTCATCACTATTCCACCTGTTGCATAACCGTCTAGGTTCATTAAATCTTCATCTGACACGCCCATTGAAGCTTCTTCTACAGGTTCACCACCCATACGTCCATCTTCTTCCATGCCTTCTAATCCTTCTTTAGCTTTAGCTCTTAGTTTCTCAAAGTGAGCTACACCAAAGTACTTAACTACGTCAGCAGGTACAACGTACTCACCAGACGATAGTTGTGCAGGGATATCATCCCTTACATCTTCTGCATTAGAACCAGGAGGTACATCATTGCCTGATACTGGGTCTACGTCTACACCGTCAGTAGCTAAGCCACCTTCTTCGTAGAGCTTATCGTTTTTACTCTTCATCATTGTTAAAATGTCTCCGTTTTCTCTCCGTTGATTTTATCACGTAATTGCTTTAAACTACGCAATGCTTTTATTTCACCTTGTAGTCGGTGCAGCTCTAAAGGTTCATCCCTTTGTTCTAACTGTTTATATGCGAAGTTAATCCGTATATCCAACTCTTCTAGAAAAGCATCGTACAGTGTTTTATCATTTACTAATTGTTTAAGAATCATTAGAGTTCCTATTGGTTTACTGAAACCCCTAGCTTATAACATATAAACCAGGAGCTGTCAATAGTTATATTTGTGTCTGACCTGTATTACCAGAGAAACCCTGCTCCCCTGGAACTGGGGCTCCTCCTACATTCATTGCACCTGCATCAGGAGCTCCGCCACTAGCACCCATAGCCGCTTGCATTGCTGCTGCTTCTGCATTAGGGTCTACTTCTGGTGGGTTAGCTTCTTGAAACTTTCTTAGTATTTCTGCTTGTACTGCTGCTTCAGATAAACTGTTAGCAACCTTATCACCATCTAAGTCCATTGACTCAGCAATCTCACGTATAACATAATCCATCTTAGCAAAAGGTGCTAAAGCAGGGTTCTGTACTACTTGTAAGAACTGCATTAGTCGTTGACTACGAACTTCGTTAGCCATTAATGATGATGTACCTTGTGCTTTAACCTCTAGGTCACCCTTGATCTCTGGGTCATAATCAAATTGCATGTTAAAGGAGAAGAATGATTTACCTAGAGGACCTAATAGATAGTCGTCTACGTTCTTGATAACTGTTCTTACAGAGCCGTTAGCTGCTGACATAAGCATAGAGATACCAGACGCTGTACGTCCAACACCAGATACACCTGTCTGACCGTGAGCAAAGCTAGGTAGACCAGTTGATTCATCAGATAACTGACGAGCCTTATCAAACATCTGCATGTTCTCATTAGATACGTTAGGGAACTTAGTACCGAAGATAGCTTGCCCTGGAGCCCCACCGTTTCTACGGAAGACTTTTCCTGGATAGATATCTAGGTTCTGACCTGGAGTTAGGTTGTTTTCATCTACTTCAATTAATAAGTTACCTGATAAAGCAGCATTGTCTACAGCCATTCTCATAAAACCATTCATTAAAGATTGTGTATCATCCATGTTCTCAGCTAGACCAACTCCAAAGAATGAGTAAGGGTTTACTTCATATGGTACTGCGTAGTAAGGTATAACCTGTGGGTTAAACGGATTCATTACTAAACGGATTACTTGTTCATTACAAATCCAGATGTTACAGTTAAGCTGATCTACATCTTTTAGTTCTGGTGGAATATCAACATCGTGATCCTCTAACACTTCTGTATCCACATAACCCCAGAACTCAAGTACTTCATAACGTTCTGTAGCTGTTTGTTGTGCATCGTCTTCCATAGCCTGTTCCCACCACTCTTTAGTGTAGGATTGACCGTAACCCATTGCCATATCGACAGCGTTCTTACGGAAGAATGGACGTTTCTTAAGTGCACGTAGTTGTGACTTAGACATCTTGTGACGTTCTACTACATACTCAACTTCATCCATTGAGTTAGCGTCTGGGTCTGGGTAAAAGTTCCATACTGAAACAGCATCACACTGAGGCATTGTTTTAACACGAGGTTTATAGTTACCCTCATCATCCCAGTTAGGGTATTCTTTATCTACCGCAAAAGGGCCCTTCATAACACCTGTACCAAACAAAGCACATTCAAATGCAGCAGTTCTAAGCTTCTTAGATGCACCTGATTCTTCTAATTGGTCATGTATTTTCTTTTCCATCTTCTTAGCAGCTACCATTGCAGGATGTACGGTTACTTCAGTAGCAGTTTTACCTTCACCCTCCTCCATAATATCAGCCACTGGAGCCAATGCATCAGCCATTCCACCCAATCGTTCCATAAGGTCCGGGATAGTCTCTCCTGGGCGTAATTTGGAGTCCTCAGGGCTAATTACAGGGGCATTATCAGCCTTGGCTGCTTGCATGTCTGGGTTAGACTCAAAATGCATAGATTCTGCTATACCCTCTGGTAGTGTTGAAGGGTCAATAGAAATAGGGAACTTGTTATTACCGAATAAAACTTCCACTAACTGCCCGTATGCAGCTAGTACTTTAGTTTTAGTGACTTTAACAAAGATTCTAGACTTCTCAGTACTTGTAAACTGTACGTCAGGGCCGTATATGCCTCTGTAGTTACGATAAGACTTAACCCAACGCTCTTCATCTGTATACCTAGCTGTTTCAGCTCTCTTAAAACGCTCAGTAACATAAGCAACTACCTTACCTACTGGCTCATCTGTTGTATCACCTTCTGATATGTCATCAACGAATGAAGACTCTGCATCATCCATTATAGTTTCTAGTGTTTGTTCGTCCATTTCGTACTCATCCATGTTTTATTCCTTAGTAGCCAAATGTGGGGTCAGACATCTGAAAGCCTGATCGTTGTGTAGAAGGGTCATAATCCCATAGTGATGATCTTGGTCTAGTCATTAAGCCGTATCTTAAAGCATCATAACCGTGGTCTATAGGGCTCTTAGTATCTACATCTTCTAGATTGTTTTTATCAAGAGGAAGAGAAGGTAGTTCTGATATTATATTACGACAAGTGTTAAAGAATACTATTCTAGGTTGTTCTGTAAACTCATCTATTTGAAGTCGTCTGTGTATTTCGTTTTTACCTGCTATACGTGAGCCTTTTGATCTATCTGATGGCCTCCAACGGCAACCCTTTTGAATCATTTGCTCTGCTAAGCTAGGCCCTGTGTCTCCTCGATTGTGCCACAAAGAGCTATCGAGTACTCCGTATCTTATTCGTTCACCGGATTCTATTTCTATAATCATATCTGCTAAATCAGAAGCAGTAGTCTTATTAACATATAGTTCTCTGTATATAACTATTTGCTCATCAGGGGCTACAGCAAACCAAAGTACTGCTGTCATAGAACCGTAACCATAGTCACACGCTCTAAACTTAGCCCAACTATCTGGTATATCATATGG